AGTTAGAACAACTCTCAGGCAATTTGCAAGCTGTGTTCTTATTGATTCTGATGACACCCTCAACAGCATCTTTAGCAGTGACATGGCTATTGGCAGGTATGTTGCTCAAAGGGCAGGCATCGGTATTAACGCAGGTAGAATCCGTGGTCTCAACAGTAAAATTAGAGGTGGAGAGGTTGCCCATACTGGCGTTATACCATTCCTCAAAAAATTTGAGAGCACTGTCAGATGCTGCACTCAGAATGGCATCCGAGGTGGATCTGCTACGGTTCACTTTCCAATCTGGCACCAAGAGATAGAGGATATTATTGTTCTTAAAAATAATAAAGGAACAGAAGACAACCGTGTACGCAAACTCGATTATTCCATTCAGATCTCGAAAATCTTCTATGAAAGATTTATCACCAATGATGACATCACTCTATTTTCTCCCCATGATGTCCCTGGTTTGTATGATGCTTTCGGGACTCCTGAGTTTGATGATTTGTATACCACTTACGAATCAAATGATTCAATCCCTAAAAAGCGAATCGGTGCTCAAGAATTAATTCTTGATCTCCTTAAGGAACGTGCAGAAACTGGTCGTATCTATATCATGAATATTGACCATTGTAATTCTCACTCTTCCTTTAAAGATAAAGTGAATATGTCTAATCTCTGTCAGGAGATTACTCTACCCACAGATCCTCTTCAACATATTGATGGTGAAGGTGAGATTGCACTTTGCATTCTTTCTGCTATCAACGTTGGTAAGTTGAAGCAACTTGATGATCTGGAGGAGCTTTGTGATCTTGCTGTTCGTGGTTTGGAAGAACTGATTGACTATCAGAACTATCCTATTAACGCAGCAGAAGTGAGCACCAAGAATCGTCGTTCTCTTGGCATTGGTTATATTGGTCTCGCCCATTACTTAGCACGTCAAGGAGAACATTACGATGACCCAAGAGCATGGCAACTCGTCCACGACCTTACTGAAGCTTTCCAGTTCTATCTGCTCAAGTCAAGCAACGAGCTTGCCAAAGAGAAAGGGAAGTGTGGATATTTTAATCGAACGAAGTATGCAGACGGTATCCTCCCAATCGACACTTATAAGCGAGATGTCGATGAAATCGTTCCCAACAAGTTGAACTATGATTGGGAAGCTCTACGTACCGAGATTCAAACATATGGTCTACGACATTCAACACTGTCTGCACAGATGCCATCGGAGAGCAGTTCCGTTGTGTCAAATGAGACCAATGGAATCGAACCACCAAGAGATTATCTGTCCGTTAAGAAATCAAAGAAGGGACCGCTTAAGCAGATTGTTCCCCAATATCAATCTCTCAAGAACAACTATACGCTTCTTTGGGATATGCCTGACAACACTGGTTATATTAATGTTGTTGCAGTAATGCAAAAGTTCTTTGATCAGGCAATCTCTGGTAACTGGAGTTACAATCCAGAAAACTACCCAGACAATGAAGTTCCTATGCAAATTATGGCACAGGATTTTCTTAATACATACAAATATGGTTGGAAAACTTCTTACTATCAAAATACATATGATGCTAAGAAGGATGATGTTATGGATGAGAAGCGAGAGCAAAGCATCCGAGATCTACTAGAAGACATGTTAACCACAGAGGAGGACGATTGTGACAGCTGCAAAATTTAGAGTTTCTGATGACACTACAAAAGGTATTGATGGCATGACAGTTTTTAATACTAATCACGTAGAAACTATTAAACAACCCATGTTCTTTGGATCTCCTCTTGGAGTTCAAAGGTATGATAGATTTAAATATCCTGTGTTTGATAAACTAACTCAAACACAGTTGGGATATTTTTGGAGACCTGAAGAAGTGTCGCTTCAAAAAGATCGTGCCGATTATCAAACTCTAAATGATGCACAGAAGCATATCTTTACTTCTAATCTGAAGTATCAGATTCTTCTTGATAGTGTACAGGGTCGTGCTCCTGGTATGGCGTTCATGCCATACTGCTCACTTCCTGAACTTGAAGGTGCTATGAACATTTGGCAGGCTATGGAGATGGTTCATAGTCGTTCATACACTTACATCATTAAAAATGTGTATTCAGATCCTACAGAAGTTCTAGATACTATCATCAATGATGAGCACATTCTTCAACGTGCTACTAGTGTTACATCTGCTTACGATGATTTTATTGCTTCTGCTCAACTGTATGGTTCTTCTAATCTATGGAAACATGCACAAGAGGGTGTACCTCATGCAGTAAATGAACTGTATGAACTTAAGCGTAAGCTATATCGTGCTGTTGTTAATGTAAATATTCTGGAGGGAATTCGATTCTATGTTTCGTTTGCTTGCTCCTTTGCTTTCGGTGAACTCAAACTTATGGAAGGCAACGCCAAGATCATTGGACTCATCGCAAGGGATGAATCACAACACTTGGTCCTCACACAAAACATCATTAACAAATGGAATGATGGAGATGATCCAGATATCATTAAAATTGCTAAAGAAGAAGAACAAAACATAATCAACATGTTTAAACAATGTGTTGAAGAAGAAAAGCTTTGGGCAGAATATCTGTTTAAAGATGGATCTATGATTGGCCTTAATGCTAAACTTCTTCAGAAGTATGTTGAGTGGATTGCTAATCGTCGCATGAAAGCAATTGGCTTCAAACCAATCTTTGATGTTCCTGCTAATACCAATCCACTTCCTTGGACTGAGCACTGGCTAAATTCTAAAGGTATGCAAGTTGCTCCTCAAGAAACAGAAGTTGAATCTTACGTTATCGGTGGCATTAAACAAGACATGAAGAAAGATTCGTTTAGCGGATTTAAGCTTTGATATAATTAATAAATACCTCCAGTGATGGAGGTATTTTTTTATGCGTGTGCAATCTGCTAAAGCAAAAGGTCGTCGTCTGCAACAGTGGGTACGGGATAAACTAATTGAGATGCTTGACATTCATCCAGAAGATATTGAATCAAGATCAATGGGTGCTGGTGGAGAAGATCTCATCATGGCTCGTGCTGCTCGTCAAAAGTTTCCTCATAGTATTGAATGTAAGAACGTCGAGAAACTAAATATTTGGGAGGCATATGAACAAGCATCTGCTAACTGTGGTGATTACGAACCAGTTGTTGTTATTAAAAAGAATGGTAAGAAACCTTTGGTGGTAGTAGACGCAGAGTATTACATTCAACTATTCGGAGAAAAGACAGATGAGAATTGATCTTCATAACTTTTTCAAACATTACGATGAAAAAAATCCAAAGCATGTTGCTGCAGTGGAGCAATTTGAAAAAGATTTAGAAACATCCGTAAAAACATTATTAGAAGATGATGCTAACTGGGTGAGAATTTTTAGAACGAAACAAGAACAACCAAAGTCATCTATACTTACTGTTCCATTTTTTCCTCAAACTGATAATTACAGAGACGCTCATAGGACTTGCAATTCTTCTGCCTGTGCTATGTGCCTTGAGTATTTTAAACCAGGCACACTAAACGGAGCAAAAGGAGACGACGCCTATGTTCAAAAAGTTTTCTCAACTGGTGACACAACAGATCACATGGTTCAAACCCGTGTTCTTTCGTCATATGGCATTAAATCCAGCTTTTCCTACAGCCTTTCTTTTGCTGATCTTGATAGAGAGCTTGCCTCTGGTAGACCTATTGTTATTGGTATTCTTCATAGGGGGACTTTATCTAATCCAACGGGAGGACACATGGTTGTAGTAATTGGTAAAACTCCAGCTGGGGATTATGTTGTAAATGATCCATACGGCAGTCTTAATGATGGATACACAGGCGCAGTCACAAATGGTCGTGGAGCGGTCTACAAGCGTTCAGAACTGGCTCGTAGATGGTGCCCAGGGGGTAAGGATGGTTGGGGTCGTATTTTTGATGCAAAAAAGGCGTAGGCTCTACACTTGATGATATTCCTCGTGCTGGGGTAGAGCTATTAAAAGATTTTGAGGGATGTAAATTAAGCGCATATGTTGATCCACATACTGGTGGATTACCTATTACTATAGGGTGGGGAAGTACTCGTAAAAGAAATGGGCAGCCATTTCATCTTGGTGAAAAAATTAGTTTGGAAGAAGCAAATGCTTTATTAGATTTTGATATTCGTAATCACTTCCTACCTGCCCTTCAAAAAATACCTTATTGGAATGAAATGAATGACAATCAACGAGGAGCACTTTTGTCTTTTGCTTATAATCTCGGTGCTGGCTTCTACGGTAGTAGCGGCTTCAACACTATTACAAATAATCTTAAACAAAAAAATTGGAAAGCAATCCCAGAAACTTTGAAGTTGTATCGTAATCCTGGGAGTAGTGTAGAGGCAGGATTACTGAGAAGAAGAATTGCTGAAGGTAAACTCTGGATTAGTTAATCATCCATCTTTGCTTTTAATCCAAGCAACGCAGTAAACAAAGTAAACAACGCACTATATCCCTTGTCTATAGAGTTCTCGCACTTTATAGATGGGGGATTTTTTAATTCTCCTTTTGCATTGGCACTTTCAATAGATCCAGGAACCATGAAGTTGCAGTTGGTAAATGTAATACCAACATATCCAACAGTACAAACTACAATGATGATGATTAACTTGTCTAGTGTTTTCATCTTCCTTCCTGTTTATGGATCCAAGTTTTTAACTCGTGCAGATATTGTCTAAGTTCATCTGCTTTTTGAAGATGCCAAATATCACCACTCTTAAAGTATTCTTGGGTGTGGTTATCAACTGCTTTCAGTATATGATGTATCGGGGCATTCCATGGCTCTCTCTTCGGAGTGTTCCATTCCCTTGGCATACAAATTTTGCTCTTTATATAATGTTAATTTTTCTATAATGTGCTCATACTTTTCCCAAAGATATTCAGAACCAGTATGATATTGATATGATTTACAAGCAAGAACCAAGTATTCAATATCACTTTCTTTTAATCGATACATGAGTCACATCAGGTCTATTAATATATAGGGGTTGACAAAGCCTAAATATTCACTTATAATGGTGTTTCGTCATGAGACATTGACGTGAAATTAGAGCCTAGGAGATTGCCCCTTGAGAAAGGGGAAGTGCGCTTTCTCTATTAGGATGTAGAGTTCTATTAAAATTAATGCTTTTTAAAACACTTTCGATTATCGCTTTTGGTCTTGTCGGATTGGCACCCGTAACAGCAAAGGCAGCGAGCGGATGTTCCCTCGCATCACATTATGGAGTCGGTGATGGATATCATGGGCAGACAACTGCTAACGGTGAAAGGTTTAACGCTTATGGAAAATCAGTAGCACATCGATGGCTTCCTTTCGGAACTAGATTGAGAGTTACAAATCAACGAACTGGTAGATCGGTAATTGTGCGTGTAAATGATCGTGGTCCCTATGTTGGTGATAGAGATCTTGACTTGTCTTATGGTGCGTTCTCCACTATTGCTCATCCAGGACAAGGTGTAGCATCTGTTTGCTATACAAGGGTCTAATTACATAATAAATAGAGGGGAGTGATGCTTCCCTCTTATATGAAATTTAATTTTTCCTTTGGTAAAAAGAAAGCATCTATTAAAACTATTGTAGTTCTATCTTTAATAATAGCATCACTCTCTTCTTGTTTAAAGATAGGAGAAAAACATATCTGGGATATTGTTTACGAATATCTCCAAACATATCAACCAGATTCTCCACTTATTCCAGAGCTTCAAAAGAATGATGGAATAGTTGAGAGAGATGTCAAGCGTACAGTGGACAAAGCAATCCGTGATTATGAACGCTTGACAGGAGACGATGGAACTGTTAGAATGCCAAAGCCTCGATACTCAGAAAGCCCAGTGGATTCCGCCGTGTGCTATACTGATGAGTGTCGATCACTTGGAGGAGAAATGAGGTTGTGTTCCCCCTGGGTTGACAACTGCCCACCAAGTATGGTAGAATAAACAGGTTGTTTCAGTAGCTCAGTTGGATAGAGCATCTGCCTTCTAAGCAGTTGGTCGGGGGTTCGAGTCCCTCCTGAAACGCTCGGGCGATTAACTCAGCGGTAGAGTGGCCTCCTTACAAGTGGTAAGTCACTGGTTCGATTCCAGTATCGCCCATTAACATATAAATACTATGGACACCGAACGTTACATTAAAATCCGTAAAGAGTTTGAAGAATTGAAGGGAATGATTAGAGATGTTAGTTATCAGATGCAAGAATTGCGGGACGCAATTAGAGGAGCACCCAACGAAAACAAGGTGTTGCAAATGCGAGAATCTTACCAGCATCCGTGGTGGCAATATCACGGCGAACGATCTGACGTTAGTTGAGATTGTTTCTGGTATAAGAACTAAAACCCAACCAGTTCTTACTAAAGAAGATCTTGCATATCAAGAAGCAAGAAGACAGCGTAAAGTTCGTCGATTGGATTACGAAGTAAGATGAGACATTTGATTGTTCACATTATGCAAACCCCCACCCTCGTAGCATTGATGGGTGGGATGTTGATTATTCCTCCGATCTATGGTATTATGTTCATACATCGGAAACACAACGGGGTGTAGCTCAGTTTGGTAGAGCACTCGCTTTGGGAGCGAGAAGTCGCAGGTTCAAATCCTGTCACCCCGATTGTCTATTAAGACAACTACTAAATGAAATTTACTGTTTACTCTAAACCTGGATGTCCTTACTGCGCTAAGATTCAAACACTATTGGATCTTAATGATTTTGATTACAAGGTCTATACTTTGGATGAAGATTTTACTAGAGATCAGTTCTATTCTGAATTCGGTGAAGGCTCTACATTTCCTCAGGTAGTTCTTAATAATCAAAATCTTGGAGGATGTGTAGATACAATTAAATATCTCCAAGAAAATGATATCTGTTGTAATGTATGATTGAAATTACTCAGAAAGAATTTGAATCTAATATAGAACACTATATGGATTTGATTGAAAAAGAACGAAAAGAATTTCTTATTCGCATGGAAGATGGTAACGCTGTAGCAGCTGTGCCAGTTGATGAAGAGATCCAAAAGGTGCTTGACATCATGCCAGAAATCCCTTATACTGACCTCGATGATTGATTACTATGACACTACAAGAACAACTCGATACAATTGAAGATCAAGTGCGTCAAGCATTAATTACTGTGCTTGAACAAAAAGATGATACTAAAGCACGAAAGCTTTTTGCTATTCTCAATGATGTCCGTTCGGTGCTGCCTCCATTTTATAAAGAACCAAGTACATTTAGTATCAGCAGTTCACCTGATATTATTTCATTTAATGATCCTGGTATTGTCTCGGATAGACATTAAACTTGTCCTGGTGGAGTCACGTACCCTAATGCTATGAACATGCGATTTGTTGAAAAACTTGATAACGGCGACCAAGTTGTTACCTATTTTCAAGTCAAAGAGGTTGACAACAAACACTATTACGTGTATAATGATGTCAACCATGGTCCATTCGTGGATCAAGAGGCTGCTGTTGAAGCAGCATACGAAGATCTAATTCTTCAAGCAACTGTCTCGGAATGACATTAAACTTGCCCTGGTCGGGATACCCCCCTCTCCTTGGTAAATATGATTAAAATTTATTATAACATTTATGATTCGCTTAAATTACTTAGCCAAGATGATTTGAGTGATAGTGTTTGGTTTGACGATAGGTTCTCTTATGATGTTAAGAGTTCTTATATTGAAGAAGATAAAAATGTTCCTTTTTATGAATGTCCAGCCTGGTCTCATAAAGTAAAAAGAACATTCACCGTTAAATCTCCTATTGATATTAAATTCAATATAGATTTTGAATATGAACCACCTAGGATTTCTAGTGATTTAGATCAAAATATTTTTGATTTAATGATTAAACCAACTTACTCACAATCAAGTTGGTATTTAAGAGATTCTAATAGGATGATATTACAATTAGCTGTTCCGATTTTATTTTTCTGGACAGATAAAAATAATATTTGGATTGAACAACGATCACATCCTGCTACACCACTTAAAAATAATTTTTCTTTAGTTGGTGGGTGGTTCAATATGTCTTCATGGGTTAGACCATTATCATTTGCTTTAGACATCTGTGATGTATCTAAGCCATTGATAATTAAAAAAGGAGATCCTATTTACCAAGTTTGTTTTTATTCAAAAAATTTGAATGAGAACTACAAGTTAATAAAATCTCTTCCTAGTGAAAAGATTTTAAAACAAACCCATAGAAATATGTCTCTAAAGTATTATGGTAAACATTTAACTGAAGAACATATTTTTGCCGAACAAAAATCTAAATGTCCATTTAGTTTTCTATGGAAAAAATGACCCCGTTGGTAAGGGTCTTTAAATATGCCAACTGGTGCGGATGGGGTTTATAACTCCCGCCGAGTTTCCAATTTTCTCGTAATCAAAATTGGTGGCGAGCCTGTCATAATTGGGGAGTGACGCCCCCATTTTGCGAGTGTGGTGTAGCGGTAACATCCCATCCTTCCAAGTTGGTGTCACGGGTTCGATCCCCGTCACTCGCTTGCCCGTAAAGTTATAAAACTTTACAAAGGGCACTAAATAAAACTTGTAGTTAATTATTTAATACTATGATGATTCGTTCGTTTATTGCTGCTGGTGTGGCTGCTGCTACTGTTGCTGCTCCTGCTATGGCACAAGTAACTAGTGTTACTCAACTTCGTGATGTTCAACCTACCGAGTGGTCGTATCAGGCAATCTCTAACCTGATCTCTCGTTACGGTTGTGTTGCTGGTTATCCTAACGGTACTTTCCAGCCTGGTCAACCTGCTACTCGTGCTGAGCTTGCTGCTCTCACCAACGCATGTCTTGATCGCATCACTGAATATCAAACTGAAGCAGATGCTAAACTTGCTGCTGCTCTTCGTGCTGAGTTTGCTTCGGTCAACTCTCGTGTAAGTGCTCTTGAAGTTGCTGCTGCTCAAAAGGCACAAGGTGTTGGTAACTATGTTGGTCTGGGTGTACTGCTGAATAAGCAAGGTGTTGACGGTGGTGGTTATACTGCTGATCGTACTATCTCTGGTGCTACTCTTCAAGCACGTTATGCGGTAAAGAACTTCACGAACCAGAATGCTGTGTCGGTTCGTCCTTACCTGAATGCCGTTGCTGGTCCTAACAGTGACATCGGTACTGCTGGTGGCGCTCTGGTCTCTTATGATTGGTCGATTGCTCGTAAGGCTGGTGTAAGTGCTGCTAACATTTATGCTGGTGTTGGTTATCAGGTTCCTTTCACCAATGATACCCAAGCAAACTATCAGTCTGCTATCGGTGATCGTGGTCAGGTGATGCTTGCTCTTGGTGTAGAAGGTCGTATCACCAACTCGCTGGTTGGTTTTGCTGATCTGAAGTTCCCTACTACCAATGCTGCTAACAGCTATGGTGCTACCAACGGAACCTATTCGCCTGTGTTCACCACTGGTCTTGGATTCAAGTTCTGATAGACAGTTAGGAAACTGACACATTTGGGGGTTGACATGCCCCCATTTTTCCTATATACTGGTGATGTAATTCTTAATGGATCTTAATGACTGTAACATCAAATGATCGTGGTCAACAAAATATGTGGGCAAAAGAACCCACTATGTACTACGAAAACTATGGAATGGATACCCCTAATCAAGTAAAGGAAAAATACAATGGGCGCTGGGCAATGGTCGGTTTTGTTTCTGGTCTTGTTTCTTATATGGTCACAGGTAATTTCTTCTTCGGGGTCTTCTAAATGACTGAACTAATTTTCACTGTAACGAGCATTGCATTTTTTGTACTGCTTGCACATTCTGTAAATCAACTATCTAAAACTTACTGATGGCTTACACTATTACACTTCAATCCCCTGATGGCACAGAAAATACTTTTGACTGTGCTGAAGATCAATACATTTTAGAAGCGGCGGAAGAAGCGGGAGCTGATCTTCCTTATTCGTGTCGTGCTGGTGCTTGTTCTACTTGCGCTGGTAAATTGATTAGTGGTACTGTAGATAATGAAGAGCAATCTTTTCTTGATGATGATCAAATCGCTGATGGTTTTATTTTGACATGTGTGGCATATCCTACCAGCGATTGTGTAATCCTTACTGAGCAAGAAGAAAACCTGTGAGTGCTGGAATGCTTGGGCAACTTGGAGTTGCTCTTCAAAGTCTAGATTGGAATGATCTAGAACTTGAAGTCAAAGTAGCAGGTACATTAAAGAATGATAAGTTTATTGTCATCAAACCTGTTAAAGAAAAACTGGTATCTACTGTAGATCCAAATCTTAAACAAAAACATTCATATCAAGGAGAACAACAATGAAATTTGGTTTTACCCCTGAGGCAGAGATTCTTAATGGTCGTCTAGCAATGCTTGGTTTTGTCATTGCTGTTGGAACATATCTAACTACAGGACAAATTATTCCTGGAGTTCTTTGATTTAGAGGGGCATATGCCCCTCTTTTTTTGTAATATAAATACCTAAAGGGAATTTTTATACTATTCAATGTCTAGAATACTTGCAGATAAGGTAACTAATTATAATAATGATGGTCCTTTTGAAGCTGAAAAGGGCATCAATATTCCATTAGCAAGACCATTACAAGTTAGTGGTAATGCTGGAGTTTCTGGGCAATACTTGGCTAGCACTGGGGTTGGATTAACCTGGGAAACATTTCCTGAATTATTTTCAGGAAATTATGCTGATCTTACAAATAAGCCAACATTATTTTCTGGTAGTTATAATGATCTTAGTAACAAACCAGCAATTTTAAATATTAATTTAGGAATTCCTGTAAGTAATCAATATTTAAAATTCAATGGATCTCAATGGATAAATGCAGATCTACCTCCAATTTATGAGTATGATATATCTACTTCATATAATCCAAGTAATCAAAGAGTAGGAATAATTCTATCTGATCAATTTTCCACTCAAAGTGCTGTTAGTATTTACGGTGATAATGGTATTACTGTAGCTACTGATGTGAATGAAAATATTGTTATCACGTCTCCAGTAGTATCTGAATACGATTCTGGTACTGCTAAAGATGATATATCTGATATGTTCTTGGATGGAACAAATACTGGTATTACATATACATATAATCCAATTACAAAAACTATTAATTCATCTGTAGATTTAGCGGATCAACTAATTTATACTTTATATGGATCTTCGCCAGCCGCAAATTCTGCAAAAATTTACTTAGATAATGGTACTACTGAAAGCGGTGCAGTAACATTAGTCGGAACAAATGGTATTGATATTTCTTGGAATATTGGTGAATCGAAAATAACATTTTCTAAAGACGATCCAGATCCATATGTATTACCACCAGCAACAACATCTAGTTTGGGTGGTATTATTCCTGATGCTTCTGATTTTACTATAGATGGAAATGGAAATCTTACTGTTAATTTCCCTGCTAGTGGAATTAGTTTAACTAGTCTATCTGTTGCTCCTGAAGCAGTACCTTCTGGAAATGGAGCATTGGGTTATGATAATACTACAGGGCAGTTTACTTATACTCCACCTTCATTTTCAATCAATGATCTAACTGATGTTACAATAAGTGCTGTACCAGAACAAAATGCATTATTACAATGGAAAGGAACCTATTGGGATTATGTTAGTATATACAATTTGGGATTAAAACTTGATGATCTTAGTGAAGTTGGTGATCTTTCTGCTGCATCTGACTATCAAGTGTTACAAAGAATTGGTAATCAATGGGTATCAGGAAACATTTATTTAGGCAATCAATCTATACATTATCTTGATGATGTTGGTATGGGGAAAAGTACTAACCCTACCATGAATATTGAAGAAGATAGTGTGTTAGCATGGAATAATGGAAGCTCAACTTGGGAAGTTAAAAAATTAAAATTAGAAGATTTTGATGTTAGTGCTCAAGCAACCAATGGTCAAACTCTTGTTTGGAATGGTACTACCAATAAATGGGTTCCAACAACAATTTCTACTTCTGGATCTGGTTTAAGTTCTAGGATAACTTCTTCTGCAAATACTAATGTAATTGCTAACTTAGATTATGATCTTATTTCTTTTACTGCATTTAAATCTTATTCGTTAATGAAGATTGAAACTGATGTAGCTGCACGAGTTATATTATATTGTGATGATGCCAGTAGAACTGCTGATTTATCTAGATCAGAAGGAACAAATCCAACTCTAGGATCTGGAGTGATTATAGAAATAATTACCACAGCAGCACAAACAGTTTTGATAACTCCTGCTGTTTTGGGATTCAACAATGATGCTACACCAGATTCTATAATTTATGCGAAGGTAGTTAATAAGAGTGGAGTAACACAAGAAGTTAATGTAACATTAACTCTTCTTCAATTAGAAGCATAAGTAAACAATAAAAAAAGACCACCCAGTGGAGCGGTCTTTCCTAGAAAATAATATAGATAATTATGCTTGTGCTTCTGTCCAAGAAAGTCTGGCGTCAATACTTCTATTAGCACCAGAAATATTTGTTACACGAACAGCAATAACTTCAGGACCATCTGGAAAAATGCCAGTTGGATTTGGGGGAGTAGTAACAGAATATGAAGTTCCGCCTCCACCAAGAATTGAATTGGAGATTTCTTTCACGGTAGATAAATCATAAGCATTAACACCATTATCAGCAAAGAAACCATAAACAACTTCTCCACCCAAAAGATCGGTGCTATCTGATAGAATAGAATACTGGGCGAGTGATGTGCCACCAACATTTATCCAGTTGTTGTTAGCATCTGGTCTTGGATTTAATACTAGTTCTACATAGAATTTACCAGTTGAAGAAATATCAACTGCTCTAAGAATTAATTGCATTCTATTTACAAGTTCTCTAGTAGCAAAGTTGTCGGGAATACTATTATCAACCGATGGCGATACACGAACAGCTACGATAGCTCTAGTCGCTCCACTAGGAATAGTTCTCTGGGTTTTAGAACCAACAGTATAAACATATGCACGGTCATCATCATAACGACCTTCCATAATAACTGATGATCCCCAGTGTGAAATTGTAGGAACTGAAGTTGCTTGTAATAACTCAATGCCAATTGGCTGGGTAGTGCTATATGTAAAGGTTTGAGCTGAACCAGCACCGAGAGGAGAGAATGTAACTCCAGTTGGATTTGCTGCTGTTACTGCTTTACTTAAAACAATACTAGTACCAGAAATAGAATGAACAAAAGTGTCATCTGGAATATTAGGACCAACAACAATCTGTCCTTTTTGAATTCCAGTACCAGAACTTACTGTTCCAGTGGAAGCACCAGAAGCAATAGTTAACGATCTACCAGTTGCTCCTGCTTGTTCTCTAGTTACTCCAGTGAATGAACCACTTTCAGCAATTGCTAAAGGTGATAGAGCAGATCCTACAGCAGTTGTAATTGATGCTGGGGTTGAACTGCCAGGAACAGTTGTGATTGTAAATGTAGTTGAGCTTGGAACTGAAGCAACATAATAAGTCTTATCTGCTACAATGTTTGAGAATGGTCTATCAAATGTGATTGTTTGAGTTCCACCTGGAGCTAAACCAGTAGTAGAAGCAACAGTAAGAACATTACCAGAAGAATTAGCTGAAATAATATCTTGTCTAAATGAAGTTGTTCCAGTATAATTTACATATTCAGTAACACCCGCAGTAGAACTAGTAGTTTGTTTAATTCTAAGTGTGCCAGAAGTTGGGAAACTATATGGTGCTTTGTTTATAAAAATTGTAGTATCTCCAGAAGCAATCGACTTAGTTGATAATGCAAATGGAGGAATAGTATTAACTTCATATCGAGCAGGTAAGTTACCTGATCTCATATATGCTTCTGTGTTGAAATTGTTGTTAGGAATTTTATGTGCATAGATTACGTTACCATCAGTTCCTCTAAATCCCCAACGAATGAAACCAGCACCATACCAAGAGTAGTCCATATAGAACATCTGCATCTTGGTAAGATCTAAATCATAACCAGACTTACCAGTTCCATCGCAACGATCAATATTCCATTCTGCTTGCTTCCATTCCACTTCGCTAGTCTTAGAAACTGGAACATTGCTGGCAGAAGGACCACGATAATCTGGGAAGATTACCATTTGAGTATCTGAAATAATACCATCCACACGATATGAACAACCACGAATAACAACATAATCGCCAGGAGCTAGTTGTCTTCCAAATTTAGTGCCTTGACCATTTGGTGTGGTGTAACTAGAAACAAGTGAGCTTCCAGAAGTTACTGTTACTTTACCAGACAATTGGAATGTGGATGATCTACGAACAACACTTAGATGACCATTAGCATAACGGAAGAAGATACCATTTTGTTGATCCATCATACCAATCTCAAGCTTAGTTCCATAAGAATTAATTGGAGAGATTGTATAGTTTCCAGAAGCAGTTGATTCTTGTGGAGTCAAAGTAGCTGTATATTGGAATGTGTATGGATCAATTACATTTGATATTTGAAATGTGCCATTATAGTTATTGTCATTTACGCCACGAACATCAATAACAGTATCTCTTGTGATGTTATGAGGAACGGCACAAACAACAGTCACTGTATTACCAGATGCTGTAATGCTATCAATGTTTTCAATGGCGGGAGCAAGGATAGAACCAGTTGAGAATGCTACGCCTTTACCAGACTGATAGCGGAAGTAACGCTTAGTCTGACGAATTGCTGTTTGGTTCTTGGAGAATGAATTTGTAGAGAACTTAACACCACCATCAAATGCTCTGTGAATAGAGTTACCTTGTGGTCTTGGATATAGTTTCTTGGTGCCGCTATTGACTGATCCAGAAGGAGCAGCATCTGGGAAGTAATAAAAACGAGTTGGAGATTCTACTCTAGCAACAACCCAAGAACCATTGACATTAGTACCAGAAGAACCAGTAACAGCAATCTCATTACCTACTTCTAAACCATGAACATTAGTACAATCAACTTGAACTGCTCCAGCCATTGTTCCAGTAGCAGCAGCAAGCGTGATTGTTCCTCCAATATCCGATCCAGTATAATGGACACCAGAATAAATTGCAGTTCTAGAAGAATCATATACTCCTCCATTACCAGCAGTCCAAGGATATGCTGCGGTGTACTTAAATGTGCTTTGTCCTGATTGTACACTATCTACAATAAAGACACCATTAGCGCCAGGGAAGTCTGTATCTTGTACGAAGATGGCAGCACCAGCAGCAGGCAAAGCCGTGACTAATGTATTGACTGAAACCGTAACAATTTTACTGTTTGTTGTTACTTGAACATCAGTCACAGCATATGGAGTATCACCTTTATAAGCAAATGGGTTGTTGTTAATCATTGCGAGACCTTCCCATTTGGTGCTTTGAGTTCCATACTCAAAGTCGGTATCCATCTGAGATTGTGGTTGAGAAATTCTCAACTTGTTTACAGCATCATGATATGTTTCTGATGGTTGAAAAGCTTCTTCAAATTCATCATAGACAATCTGTAACTTGTCTGTAGATGACATCGCAGTTGTGTCATATGCCAACGTTACTCTAGTTGTAGTAACGTTACGAATATCAGTGGCAATCTGATAAGCAGTAGCAGTAAGTTCTGGATCTGAGAAGTTGTAGATTACTTTATTATCAGTAACGTTCGTAATCAATACAAGCTTTTCTCTTGTGATGCCACCAGGAATAACTACCTGTCTTGCTGCTGGATCAAAGATATAGTAATTGTTTAGAATGGATTTTCTCGCCATTACTTGGTGCCTCTAGAATAGATATTTCTTGCTCTATCTATTTATTAGACACCATACTTGGCACGGGTAGCATTGAAGTTTTGAGAAATTTCTTGTACTGTTAGTATTTTATTGTAGATACGAACTTCACCATATCTAGCATTACTTGTTGATGCTGGGGAATCGTCTCGTTTACCTATAATAAATTTTCCTCCAGCTGTGTTTATTGTTGTTGACCAACTTCCTGATGTTATTAAAGTTCCATTTTTATAATAACTCCATGATTGTCCAGAACTTTGAAAAATTAAATGATTCCATTGATTCGTAGCTGGGATTTGAGATCCACTTATTGTTAAATTATTATCTGAATTTATTCCATCGGTAAACAGATATGTTAAAGCTCCAATTTGATATGATTGAAAAATATAAACTTGATTTCCTCCTCCTCCAGTCCCCAATTGAACAAAACAATGCGTAGTTGATATTGGATAAACCCATAATTCTATGGAACGATCGGAATTGCTTGTTGGCAATCCAGATACAGAAGAATTGATAATATGATCATCTACACCATCAAATAAAAAATAACCAGAAGAATTGAATGTAGGACTACCAGTAATTGTTCCAGGATAAGAATTGCTCGAAAGATTATTTACAGTAGTTCCTGTTCCAGGATAGGTTGCTTTATTAGCAAAATCATAATTCAGTAATAAGTTATTTCCATAAACAATTTCATCATCAGAAATTCTAGGATATCCCCCTGTAACAGTGTAAGACGATGATGAATATGTTCCAATTCCGTCTAGCTGAACTTTTTTGTTAGCGATCTGTGTAGCAAGATCGTCAAACATAAGTTTATTAGCTTCAAACGGATATGTAATTAAATCACTACTATCATTTCTAACTGATCCATCAGTTATTCTACCAATTTGATCTGTAATATTTGATGTGTCGTAAAATACATTCGCTATTCCATCCGAATATGTGAAGTTTCCTAATCCATTACCCGATGTACTGACCTTACCAAATACATAACCTTCTTGGTTTGAGTCATCTGTAAATAGTAGATAGTAGAAAGAAGGATCTGCATCTAAAGCTATTGAATAATTTTGAACATTTGGGTCATAATTAGAACTTAATTTTCTTCTCCAAATTAATGATCCATCTCTAGAATATTTACTTAGTAACAAATATGCATTTGTATTAACAATATCATAGTAAAGTCCCAGAACAACCGTTTGTTCTGTTTCTGTATCTGATCTGACATCAAAATACGCCACAAAATTATCTGGATTTGTTTCTCTTTGCCAAATTATATTTCCTTCGGGCGAATATTTGATAATAAAACTATAAGCAGCAGCGTCTATATTATCAACAAAATATCCAACCACATATATTTGATCGTTATTGTCAATGTAAACACTATTACACTGTGTTTGCCAATAAGATCCCATTGATGCTAATTTTGGATTTTCTAGTGTTCTGTCCCAAAGAATATTTCCAGTAGCAGTATCTATTTTTACTATATAACCTTTTGTTTTTGTTTCATCTTCAATTTGTCCAACACAAATAATTTCTTCTTTATTGTTAACTGCACATTTATTGAGAGTAATATCTTGTAGATCATTAGTAATAGTTTTCCCCCACAAATATGATCCAGATGAAGTTAATTTTTCTACAAAAACTCCTGGGCCAGAAGATGAACCACAAACATAAATGTTATCACTATCATCTATAGCAACGTCAAAATATTCCCCACTATTGCTAGAAGATACTGACCACAAAAGAGAACCAGAATTATTATATTTTCTCACATATGGAACTCGTATATTTCCATCAGCCATTCCACAAGCAATAATATTATAATTACTATCAATTTCAACCCCGCCAAAACTTATTGACCCCCCAGGTTCAGTAGATCCAATTGCTTTATTCCAATCTAATGACCCAGAAGAAGAGCGTTTTTCAATCCATCCAGTGTAACTAAAAATACTAACATCAAGTCTTTGTCCAGATAAAATATATTTTTGATCTGGAGTATTGTATTTTATTCCTTTTGTTTCGTAATTATTGTATGGAGTTGAAGTTTGATCTATTCTTTTGAAGAAGTTTGTAACTAGATCTGCTCCAGATGACCCCAATAGAAAAAGGTTTCTGGCGGCACTATTAAAACCTACTGGCATTTATCTATCCTCAGCTGAAATCTGTATTGCCTTGACCATATACTCTAGTATTACCAGAGTTATCTTTCACAATCACAAAAGTTAGAATGTCTGTGTTAGTTGTTGATAGTGGTGGAGAACCTCCAGACCAACGAACACCATTTGCTACAAGATCTCCATCCACCGAACAAGCATCGCCATAAGTAGCAGCAGTATTTCCTTCGAGGATTAGTGTAACAGTAATCGATTGTCCATTCGTTAATCCAACTCCAGTAAATGCCCAGGTATTGATAGCAGATGTAGTTGGTTTGCCTAGTATGGTGTTAGAACCAGCAACATTAATTGTCAGTATGTTAGATGCTGGAGTTAATGCGGTTGTGAAACTATTGAATACTTTTTCTACAACACGACCACCCAATGTAGTAGCACCATCAACGCTCAATCCAGTAAGAGTACCAACAGAGGTGAGTGAAGAGTTGACAACAGTAGCACCAAGAGTTGTAGAGCTGAGTGCTAACTGGTTACCAATAACAAACTTTTTGCCAGGAGCAATTTCGATATTTTCTGAGAACGTCCAGTACTTATCTGTTCTGCTGTGATCATATAAAATAGTTTTATTTGAAGCGCCTTTAAGAATAATCCCGCCACCATCCGCTCCAAGATCTGTAGGACCAGTTGCTTCAAATGTGGCAGTTCCTGTTGATCCAGATACAGCAGCAGAAAGAACTGCAGTGTTGTTTGAAATTGAAACAATATATGTTCCTGCTGGAACTGAGATACCTCCAGTTAATGATAATAATGTCATGCCAGGAATTAATCCTGCGGTCGGTGTAACTGCAGTAATTGTTGTTTGACCATTTTGAACACTGCAAGTAAATGATGTCGTTACAACAGCAGCAAGTTCTATATTTTTATCATCAACAGAAATAACATTAGAATTAATACTAGTTACTGTACCATTAACTGTTAACGTGCCATCAATAATTGTATCCCCATTAACTCGTAGATCATTAGGAATAGTCACATTGTATGCGCTATCACCACGGATCCAAGCTTCTGTTCCTGAAGCAATAACTAATTGATTATTTCCTGTGGCACTTGGGGGAACATAAGTAGCATTGGTTGAGTTTTCATCTGGCGAAGCACCAATAAGGACATTTCCACTGCCAAGTAATCCATATCCAGCAAAGTGACCGATACAGACATTATAATTTCCAGTGACATTAGATTCTAAAGAACTGGAACCAATAGAAACATTACCATCCCCTTCTTGGTTAACTAATTGAGAGTCTTTGCCAACAGCTACGTTACTAAAACCACTAGAATTTGCTCTCAATGCTCTATATCCAGCAGCAACATTACTTGCCCCAGCTAAGTTTGTCAGCAATGCTTCGTAACCAATAGAAGTATTCTGAGATCCAGTAGTGTTATTTTCTAAACAGTTGAAACCAATTCTCGTATTAGTGTTGACAGCGTTACCCCCCCTACCAATCTTCATTGGAGTGGATCCACTACCACGAATGATAATATCGGCGTTTACAAAGTTAGCAGTACCATTAACAGTAAATGTGTCTCCAACAATTGTATTAACTGTGAAGTTCTTCGCAACAGTTAATGAGTTATTAATTGTTGTAGTACCAGTTGCAGCTGCAAACACTAATGATGTAGCAGCACCGAAAGCATTAACTGTAGTTGCTGATGTATTGAACACAGCAAATGTACTACTATTTGTTGTTACGCTAGTATTAAACTGAGGAGTTGTTGAAAATACAAGAACACCAGTTCCAGTACTATCAGAAACAACACCTCTTAATTGAGTGGAAGTTGTAGTGGCAAAAGATGCAAGAGTGTTTGAAGAGTATGCTACCTGAGCACCAGCACCACCACCATTTCCAAAGTTAATTGTAGATCCATCAGTGCCATTAAAAGTAAGACTATTATTAAAATTAATTGTTTTTAAATCAGCAATATCAATAGTTGCACTTGCTGTTGTTGATATTGCTAAGCCATTAATACTTGTTGCTACTGCAGTACCTAATATAGGATTAGTTAAAGTTGGAGAAGTTAAAGTTTTGTTTGTGAGAGTTTGTGTTTCTGTTTCAGTTACAAATCTATTAGCAATAGAACCATCATATGATCTCCAATATGCTCCAGCTTCAAACCATTCCAAACGATTAAAACCAGTTACAATGCCAGAAGAATTAGTTGTTCTATTAATTTGAACGCCACCATCAGTACCAGATAAACTATTACCTCTTCTGAGTTCAATTAAATTATCAGCAACGGATAATGTTGTTGTATTAATAACAGTATTAGTTCCTGTTACATTTAAGTTTCCATTAACTGTTACTGTAGTTCCATCATCTGTAATAAGACTATTTGCTACTTGGTTGTTAGCATTATCCCATTTGATAACTCTATTATCAATTAAGTTTGAAACATTTTTGATTGAATATTCTGTTCCATTGGTAAGTGTTAACCCTTCTCCAGCACTAAGAGATGCGCCAGTATCTGTGTTGACGGAACTAATTTCAATAGTAGTTACGCCACCAGTTGATGATTGAGAAATACTAGAAGCACCAGAAGCAATAAATCTAAAGTTACCTGCAGCAAGAACATTAGAAGGACCAGATGCTATTTGCGTAACAGTATTGGTATCAGTACTATCAATAGAAATAATATTTCCCGATTGGCTAATAGTTACATTACCACTCGTTCCACCTTGAATTGTTACATCTCCTGATTGGAAAGAACCAGAGCCACCTCCTTTTACTCTTGTTATTGTATCTGAAGAAGTAATTGTAATAGTTGGTTTGTTATTTCCATCAACTCCTTGTGTTAAAGCTATCGCTGTACCAGCTAAGAATGTAAAATCTCCAGGATTGAATGGTTGACCAGTGCCAGCACGAAGTCGAGTAATAGTATCATTATCAACTGTACTTATAGTGATAGTTTTTGTGCCAGCATCTTGTGAAATACTAGATGCTCCAGTAGCAGCAATTGTAATTACTCCTGTTTGAGGTGTTCCTCCAACAGCAGATTGAATTGATGTGATCGTGTTATTATCTACTACATGACCAGATAAAGTAATAGTATCATCTGTTCTATCTAAAAATAATGATAAAGCATTGGATCCAGCAGGAATAGATGATGGAGATGCTACGGCAATTGTTACATCATCTGTAACACCTGCTCCAGCATTTCCTCCAGATGTTAGTCTTATTCTTTTTGATGCAGATGTTGATCCATCAACAGCAGAAACTGAATATGTTGTGTTATTATCTGGAGTTACTACCGAACTTCCTAATGGGATAGAAACTCCATTGACTGTAATAGAAGAATTAACTAAAGCATTATTTGGAATATTTGAAAAAATATTTAATGTTCCAGATATGGAACAAGATTCAAATGTTTTATTTGTTAATGTTTGTGAAGCGGTAAGATAAACATCCCCAGGATCATCCCAAATTAATCCAGCTCCAGTGCTTTTTAAATATTGACCAGAGACTCCAACATCACCGTTAATAATAATACCATTACCAGTTAAATCTAAATTATCTCCAGAAACAAATTCTTCAATTTTTCTAGAACTATAATTTACTGCTAAAGGAAAACGATCTGCCATTATACCAGTGCCTGGGATTACTTCTTGCGTTAAAAGTATTTATAGGCAGAAGAATCTGTTATTTATTATAAGAAATCTACTTCAATGTTTCTAGATTTTAGTTCATTTAAATAATCAGTTGGTCTATTGTCACTGAACATTGTATCTAAATCTCCACATGTTATATTAGTGGATTGATTTTTTGGATATGTTTGTTTTATTTCTTCTATTTTTCTATCTATTTTTTGAATAGGCTCCATTACCCCTTGTCTCATCCAATACAAAGCATCTAACTGTTCTTCGACTGATGGATATGAATACCATCTTACTTGAGCGTAATCAACTTCTGTATTTCTATACTCAATAATTTTGTCTAAAAATTTTTGATTTTCTTGTTCTCTTATTTTTTTTAATTCTTCTTCAAATTTTTTTTGTTCTTCTTCTAATTGTTGCTTTTCAGAAACGATAGGAACAAATTCTAATTCTTCACCTTTAGAAAAATATTGAGCTAAATTTAATTTAATGTCTTTTTTATCTTCAATTGATTTTTGTAATGCAATTTCGTTTTCTATTTGTTCTTTATTCCAATCTTCTTCTACGTGAACATATAGTTCTTTTAGTGTTCCATTATCAGTTCTATATTCTATTGCAATAGAATTATTTAAAATAGATTTAATTTTATATTTCATAATTTTACTGTACCTTTATTATGTAGGCTAGCGCATAATATGGAGGAAGATTTTTGTCAGTTCCATCTACTCCTTGCGTGGAAACAGTTACGTCATGAGTATGACTTTGTGATGTATTACCTGTAGTTATGTTATGGGTATGTGACTGTGATGCATTTCCTGAAGTAAAAGTATGTGTATGATTTGAACTAACTCCACCTGTAGTAAAATTATGTGTATGATTAGTAGTTTGACTACTAATGCTTACATTATGGGAATGCGATCCTTGTGTATCTGTTCCTATATTGTGAGAGTGTGATCCTCCATTGTATGAAGTTGTGCCGCTATGAAAATGTCCAGTACTAATTCCATCAGTTGCTCTACCAAAATCAAATCCATATGGACCTTGTATTGCCCATCCTGGTCCACCTTGTTTGCCAGTTACGTTAAAATTATATCCTCTATCTTGATAACCATGGGTATGGTTATTTGATTCTCCGCCTGTATTAAAATTATGAGCATGAATAGAACCATTACTATTTGTGCTTCCTCCGTGGCTATGGCTGCCTTGAGTATCAGTGCTTCCATTATGGCTATGATTAGCACTTTCGGTTCCAGTTGTTCCAGAGTGAGTATGACCTACATTATTATCTGCAGTAGTTCCACTATGACTATGTGATTGACTTTCATTTCCAGTAGTTCCACTATGAGTATGTGATTGACTTTCTACTGTAGTAGTTCCCGTATGCTGGTGAGATACTAATATTGCATCTTTTGATCCACCAGTGGAAGATACATTATAAGTACTACCTGCTCCAACTATGAATCTACTTCTTAAATCTGGAGTAGTAATTCCATTCACTACTTGACCATTGCATAATGCCCATTTTGTTGGAATAGAAGCAATTGATCCTGACCATATTATGATTCCACCAATTGGAAATGCATCTGATTCTATCGTAATTGTTTGTAGATTTTGTGATACTCTTGTCCCACCCGATCCTTCTATTGTTATTTGTCCTTCAATATATGGACTTGCTGCTGGCGCTCTAAGCTGAGTTAATCCAGAAGCAAACGTTAATGTATCATTATTTGTTCTTGTTATTGTTGTGTTATATCCTGCAACTAAGAATACATCTTGAACACCAGAACCAGAACCACCAGCTGTTAATCTAATTCTTTTCTGCGTTGCATTAACACCATCTGCTACACTAATAGCATAAATTGTATTATCATTTGTATCTGGAATAGTAATAGAACCACCTAAAGATACTGCAGTTCCATTAATATTAATACTAGAATTAATTAAAGAACCATTAGCTACGTTGGTTAAGGTATTTAAACTAGCATTAAATGTACATGAACTTAATGTTTTGTTTAATAGTGTCTGGTTATCAGATAGAAATACATCCGCAGCCCTAGCCCATCGAACTTGTGTTCCTGTTGAAGTTAATACTTGTGTATTTGCTCCAGTGCTAATACCATCAAAAATTCCTGCAGCACTTAAATTTAGTGAGTCTCCAGTTGGTAATTCGCCAACAAGAGATGTGGAATTATTGATAACTAAAGGATATCTATTCGCCATCTGAAGTTTTATTGTTATTTATTAACCATATATTTTTTTCCACACATTATTGTGCTTAATGAATACCTGCTTCATTTGCTGCCAACTTGTGCCATTATGAATATAAACTTTACTTGCTGTTTTCCATTCATTATTATAAACTCTTATATAAGATGGAGCTTGATAAACAATTAATTTTATATAACCGTCTATAGTGGCTGTTGATCTTGAATACGATTGAACATATGATGTATGAATAAAACCATTACCGCCAAATCCTCCTTGACCTGCAATACTATTTCCTGCATTATATCCATTACCACCATTTCCACCAGGATATCCACCACCACCGCCCCCGCCAGCACCATTAAATGAAGCTCCAGAATTAATTCCTGGATTGCCATTACTTTCTGACTTATTATCGTTTTGATTATAAACATTTTCTGATGTTTGACCATTAAATGGGGTATCAAATTTAAACCACTGTCCTCCAGCTCCGCCACCGCCTCCACCAGCTACCAATACAGTGGTTGAATCAACTCTAATTCTAGAAGAACCTCCTCCACCTGCTCCACCTGCTCCAGAAAACCCACCAGAATCTGATTCACTATAATTATATCCTCCTTGTCCTCCAGACGTTCCTCCTCCGCCACCAGAAGAACCAGAAAAACCATCTCCATTTGTTCCATTTTGACCTACATTTAATGTTATAGTTTTTCCAGAAAATTGATCTGGTTTTAATTCTCCAGATAATAGTTGACCATATCCACCTATAGATCCAGACCAAGGATTAGTACCTCCAGGATGACCATATCCAGTTCCTCCAGTTCCTCCCCTTCCACCAACAAGTTCATAATTTATTTTATATGCACCATCGGGAATAACTAATGTTTGTGCTCCAGATCCAGTACAATAATATTCTATTCTGTCATCGAATGGGGTAGTAACAATAGGCATAGCATTCTTTTATAATTTTATTATTTTATAACAAACCAAATATCACCATTATTTCCTGGGCTAGTTCCAGGTTCTGAATTGGAAATAGTTCTATTACCATAACCATTACTAGAACTATTAGTTATAGAACCATTTAAGTTTGCTGTAATTATTCTTGCAGAAAAATCTCCGTTTGAGTCTCTTGCTACTACTTTACTTGCTGTGTTATTTGATGTGGCATCAACAGAAAGTGTTCTTGCTGCAGAACCATCATATGATGTTGCTGTTGGACCATATGTTAAATATGTTCCTGCTGTTAAAACATTATTAACTTTGTCTGCACTGGTTGCATTTCCACTAAAAGTAGTTGCATTTACTATACGTGCCCAAAAATCTCCATTACTATCTCTAGCTACAATTTTATTTCCTCCTCTATCAGAAGAAGATCCAGTTATTGCATCGACTGCCCATGTTCTAGCAGCAGAACCATCGTAATTGTCTCCAGTTAAATACGTTCCTCTTGTTAGTGTATTAGCTACATTTCCTGCAGTCCCACTGACATTACCAGTAACGTTTCCTGTTAAATTTGCAGTGATTGTTCTTGCAGCAAAATCTCCATTTACATCTCTTGCTACGACCCTATTGGCTGTATTGGTAGTTGTAGCATTAACTGAAATAGTTCTTGCATTTAATCCATTGTAAAGAGTTGCGCTATTGTCATAAACAATATAAGAACCAGCAGTTAAATCTTGAATAGAGATTGCAAAATTTAATGTGTCGTTATTACTTCTTGATATACTTAAATAATTTCCTGTAGTTAAAAATATATCTTGAACACCAGAACCAGAACCACCAGCAGTTAATCTAATTCTTTTTTGACTAGCGTTTACTCCATCAGCAACACTAATTCCATATAAAGTATTATCATTTGTATCTGGAACAGTAATAGAACCACCTAAAGGTACTGCAGTTCCATTGATAGTTATTGAAGAGTTAACTAAATTATTATTTCCTATATTGGTTAGATTATTTGATGAAGCATCAAGCACACAATTTGTTAATGTTTTATTTTGTAGTGTCTGTGTATCGTTTGCAAATACATCAGCTGCTCTTGTCCATCTAACGTAGCCATTATTTGAAGATAGAACTTGACCGTTAGATCCTGTTCCAATACCATCAAAAATTCCTGATGAAGACAAATTCAATGAATCTCCTGTAGCCAATTCTCCTACAAGAGAAGTGGAATTATTAATAACTAATGGAAATCTACTTGCCATATCAGGTTTTTATATGTATTTATCCATATGGCTTGACAGACCAGGGATTCTGTGTCATAATAGGTTCACCGCAGTCGAGGAGCTATGCAACCCTCACTCAAGGGGGTTGACACGATTCCAAATCTGTGGTATCATAAATAAATGTTAAGAAATGAAAACATTTCTTAACATAATACATATCCCCCAATTACTCGGAGTATTAAAAAATGACTGCATCCATCGCTCAACAGCGTGGTAGCAACACTTGGGAGCAATTCTGTGAGTGGGTTACCAGCACCGACAACCGCCTTTACGTTGGTTGGTTCGGAACGCTAATGATTCCAACCCTTCTCGCAGCAACTATTTGCTTTATTGTTGCTTTCATCGCTGCACCTCCCGTTGATATCGACGGCATCCGTGAACCAGTTGCAGGTTCACTAATGTATGGAAATAACATCATCTCTGGTGCTGTTGTTCCTTCGTCCAATGCTATTGGACTTCACTTCTATCCCATCTGGGAAGCCGCTTCACTTGATGAGTGGCTATATAATGGTGGACCATTCCAACTGGTCGTCTTCCATTTTCTAATTGGTATCTATGCCTACATGGGTCGTGAGTGGGAACTTTCCTATCGTCTTGGTATGCGTCCTTGGATCTGCGTTGCTTATAGTGCTCCTGTTGCCGCTGCTTCTGCAGTGTTCCTTGTCTATCCTTTCGGTCAAGGTTCCTTCAGTGATGCAATGCCTCTCGGA